CGTCTCGGTGCTCACGCGCCTCGCGACGGTAGAGTAGGCGGATGGGAATTATGATTTCGCGCCGGGGCGAGCGGGTTGTTCTCCGCTCGCCCTGGCGTCCGTCGCTCGCCGACGAATGCGCGTCCGTGCCCGGGGCTCGAGTGAGCCGACCCGGCGGGGCGTTCCAAGCGACGTACCCGCTCTCCATGAACACTCTTCGCGAACTCCGCGAAGTCTTCGGCGATCTCCTCGAGGTCGACCCGGAGTTGTGGGAGTGGGCGAAGGTCGCGAAGAAGAAGGAGCGCACGCTCCGCAACCTCTCCCGCCGGTCGGACGCGAAGCTCTCCCGGCTCCCGGCCGTCTCGCGAAAGCTCTCGAGGGCGATGGGCGATCGGACGTATCAGCGCGTCGGCGCCCGGTTCGTCGCAGCCGCCGACTCCGTCCTCATCGCCGACGAACCCGGGCTCGGAAAGACTGTGACGTCTCTCGCCGGGCTCGTCGAGTCGGGACTGTGGTCCGGGTCGCACCTGATCGTGTGCCCGAAGTCCTCGATCGAGACCGTGTGGGCTCGGCAAATTGCGCTTTGGTTCGGAGATAAGGCGGTCGTCGTGACTGCGCCGGAAGGGGCGAAGAAGCGAGAGAAGGCAATCGATGACTTCTTCGACCTTACCGACGACGGGCGCCCGCGCTTCTTCGTCGTGAACCCGGCGATGCTCCGGCGCGCCTATGGGCAATTCTGCCCGAAGTGCTCGATGTGGAAAGAGGACGTCGGGAAGAAGAAGGTCTCGAAGAAGGTCATCGTCAACGGCAAGCCGATCCTCGAGAAGACCGTACTCATGTGGCCTCTCGCTCACGCGGTCGAAGGCCACAACCTCCGCCGGACGATTCGAGTCGAGGACTGGCCGAAGGTTATCGACGCCGAATGGACTTCGGTGATCGTCGACGAAGCGCATTCGATCTTCACGACGTACCGGCCGAAGCACATTCCGCAGAACACTCAAGGCATTCTCGATCTCAAGACCTCGAAGAAGATCGCTCTCACGGGTACGCCTCTCCGCGGCCGGGAGCAGAACCTTTGGGGACTCCTCGATTGGTTCGAAGTGAAGATGGGCGGGTATCACGCCTTCGTCGACAGCTACTTCGAGGTCATCGAGACTCACTTCGGAAAGCAGGTCGGAGGACTGCGAAAGGAGAAGCGAGAGGCGTTCTACTCGCTCATCGATAGCTCAGTCCTTCGCCGGACCCGGCTCGAGGTCCGCGGCGATCTTCCGCCCGGTCGGCGGATCGACGTCGAGGTCACGATGAGCGAGAAGCACGCTCGGCAGTATCAAGCCTTCGTCGAGATGGGAGAGGTCGAGATCGAAAGCGGCTCGATCTCCGGACACGGCCTCCTCTCCGAACTCACCCGCCTCAAGCAGATGGCATACGGTGTGTGGGACGATCCCGGGACCGGCCGACTCGTCGCGACCGACGACTCCCCGAAGGCGGAGTTCGTTCTCGAGTGGCTCGCCGAGCGCGGAGTCACCGGGGCGAAGTCGACGACTTGGCTTCCCGAAGAGGGGTCGGCCTACAAGTACGTCATCGGCTCGCAGCTCACCGAGGTTCTCAACGCGATCGAGCGAGCGCTCACGAAGGCCGGGATCGATACCATGCGGATCGACGGTTCGGTCTCCGGCGCGAACCGCAAGAGGTACCAGGACTCCTTCCAAGCCGACACCCGAGAGTCGGCGCCGCGCGTAATGCTCATTCAAACTCAAACGGGCGGCGTCGCGATCGAGCTAGATTCGTGGTGCGACGAAATGATCATTCTCGACGAGACGTTCGTCGCCGACGACCAAGTCCAACTCGAGGGCCGCACCGACAATCGGTCCGGCCGGATCGCTCCGAGATCGTGGACCTACGTTCGGACGGCCGGGACGATCGAAGAGAAGATCGCCGAGGGCAACTACACTCAGCACGACGTTCAACACAAGCTCCTCGACGGCCGTCGCGGAGTCAATCTCGCGCTCCACCTCATGAAAGGCTAGGAATGGAACCCCTCGAATACCTCGGAGTCATCGGCGCCTCGCTCGCGGGCGCCGTCTTCGGATCGATCCTCATCGCCGAGACGCACCGCCGGATGTGGCTGCGGAAGAAGCGGGTCGAGTTCGAACGTCGCAGCCCCTCCGCGCTCGCGCCGGTCCGGGCGAACGTCACCCGCCGGGCCCGCGCGCAGGAGGGCTCGACCGCCCCGACCGTCATCTCGAAGGGGCGCTACTCCTCGAAGGCTGCACCCCGATCGCGACGACCGAAGGATGCAGACCCGGAGTAAAGTTTCAAGAAAGTTTCAGGAAAGTCTCAAAAACCCTCCCGATCTCCGGTAGGGTAATCGAGTAGCAAGACCTCAACCGCAACCTTCACCAAGGAGAAGAAACCATGGCCACTCGCGCCGCCGCCAAGACCCCCGTCGCCAAGACCCCGGCCGCTCCCAAGACCGCCGCGAAGACCGACGCCGCGGGCCGCCGCCAGAAGACGAAGGGCGAGGCCCCGCTCGCGCTCTACGTCGACAAGGGCGTCACCCCCGTCATCGAGTCCTTCATCGAGTGGATCGAGGAGCAGACCGGCTACAAGCCCGACCCGATGAGCGTCCAGCTGGCCTCCTCGCTCCGCGGCACCTTCCAGAAGTCGGACGGCAACCAGGCCCGCATCGCGGAGGCGAAGGAGCGCAACGAGCGCGAGGCCGCCGAGCGCGAGGAGCGCCGGGCCGCCCGCGAGGAGCGGAAGGCCGAGCGCGAGCGCAAGGCCGCCGAGCCGAAGGCCGAGAAGGCGGCGCCCGCGCCGAAGGCGGCCCCGGCGAAGAAGGTCGCGAAGGGCGAGCCGGTCCAGACCACCCCGATCACGACCAAGGCGCCCCGCAAGGCGCCCGCCGCGAAGTCGGCCCCGGCCGCGAAGACCACGACCGCCGCGCCGACCCGTCGCCGTCCGGCCGCGAAGGCGCCCGCCGCCGAGACCGACTTCTGATCGGCGACGGCGCGGGGAAGCCTTCGCGCCGCCGCCTCCTACGAAGGAGGTAGTCATGCTCGAGATGCGTAACTCGGAGCGAACCGCTCTGAAGTCGTGTGAGCAAAAGTGGTACTGGTCGATCGTGGAAGGGCTGACGCCTCTCCGCGCCGCTACGCCGCTGTGGTTCGGAAGCGCCGTTCACGAAGGGCTCGCGCTGTGGTACCGGCCGGGCTTCGAGCGCGGGCCGCACCCGGCCGAGACCTTCTCTGCCTTCCTCGAGGGCGAGCGGAAGATGCTTGTCCGGAACGAAGACGAGGAGATCGAGTACCTCGACGCTCGAGCCCTCGGGATCGACTTGCTCGAGAGCTACGTCGACTTCTACGGGAAGGACGACCACTGGGATGTGATCGCGACGGAGCGGCAGTTCCGCGTGATCCTTCCCCGGCCCGAGGTCGAGTGGCTCGGCGTGAAGCGACCGGCGTTGAAGCGCTGGATGCGACTCGTCGGGACTTGGGACGGCGTCTATCGCGACGCTCGGACCGGATCGATCCGTCTCATGGAGCACAAGACCGCCGCTTCGATCTGGGACGACTTCCTCCCGCTCGACGATCAGGCGTCGACCTACCCGGCCGTCGCGAACATCGTCCTCCGCAAGGAAGGCGTCCTCGGGCCGAAGGAGACAATCGAGGGAGTCGAGTACAACTTCCTCCGCAAGGCGAAGTCGGACGACCGTCCTCGCAACGAACGCGGCGTCTACACCAACCAGCCGCGCAAGGAGCACTTCGTCGCCGCTCTCGAGGAACACTACGAGATCGAGGGTTACAACCTCGCAGACCTCAAGGCGTTCGCGGAACAGATCGGCGTCCAGGTCTTCGGCGATGAGTCGAAGTCGCAGCCGCCTCCGCGGTTCGAGCGGTTCATGTCGTACCGGTCGGCCGTCGAGCGGAAGAAGACTCTCGACCGGATCAAGATGGAAGGCATGTACTCCGAAGCCTTCCGATCCGGAGAGCTTCCGATCCGGAAGTCGCCGTCGATGATGAACTGTCGATTCTGCGACTTCCGGCGGATGTGCCAACTCGACGAGGAAGGCGACGAGCAGTCGGTCGCCGAGTTCAAAGAGTTCCAGTACTCCCGGCGGAACCCGTACGGCGAGCACGAGCGGAAGTCGGCGGAATGAGTCTCAGCCTCCGACAAGCCGGGGCTCGAGAGTTGAACATCGTTCGAAGGCGCGCTATCCGCGACCTCTCGATGGGACGCATCTCTCGAGCGAAGTGCGACCGAGTTCTCGAGCTTCTCGACAAAGCTCAATCCACGATCTACGAAGAGGAGGTACTAGATGGCAATCCCGAAGCAGATCAAGCCGCTCGGAGTGACCGATAAGTTCATTCACGGCCTGATCGTCGCCCCGCCCGGATTCGGCAAGACCGTGTTCGCGGGGACGGCTTCGAAGGCGCTCTTCATCACCACCGACCCCGAAGGAACCGTCAGCGCGTACATGATGGGGTCGACTGCGCAGGAGTGGGAGGTAGCGGGATGGAAGGAGATCGATCAGTGCTACCTTTACCTCAAGAACGGCGGCATCGAGGAGATGGGGCTCGAATGGCTCATCGTCGATAACACTTCGGAAGCGCTCCAGATGGCGCGCGACGAGTGCATCGCTCTCTCTCGAGTCGGGAACGCGAAGATCGACGAGTACGTCCTTTCGCAGCAGGGCTACCAGAGGTCGCAGAACATGCTCCTCAAGCTCGTCAAGCAGATCAACGATCTCCCGGTAAACGTCCTCTGGACTTCGTGGCAAGCGTCCGAAGAAGACCAGGACGGCGAAGTGTACTTCGCTCCGGCGATCCACGGCCAGCAGGGCGCAATCGCTCAGTCGGTCGCGGGAGTCATGAACGTCGTCGGCTACGGACAGGTCATCGAGAAGGACGGCAAGGAAGTTCGCCGCCTCCACTTCTCGCACAACGGCCCGTACCGCGGCAAGGATCGATACCAGGCGCTCGGTCGAGCGAAGGACGATCTCACGGTCGATAAGATGAAGAGTCTGATCGACGCGAAGCTCGCGACCCGCAAGGGCGCGAAGAAGACCACCACATCCACCAAGACGGGCGCGGCACCGGTTCGCCGTCGTCGCCCCACATCCACCAGGAAGGCATCCTAATGCCCAGCATCGCACTCAAGGGTCAGCAGTCGAAGGTCGAGAAGTCCGGCTTCGAGGCGTACGACGGCCCGGAACTGACGCG